GATCGTGTCGGAGATGTTCGCGATCTCCGGGACGTTCGCATGGACGGCGACCCGCTTGACGCCGGTCCTGCGCCGCATGTTGTACCGGCGGTAGACCCACGCATACGGCCAGAACCACCGCCGATCCGCGACGGCAACGCGCGCGACGTGCTCGTTTTCGCCGGCCGCTTCGGACAGGACCCAGAGATTCTTGACGACCAGCGGGGAGCCGACGTCCGGCTTGATCGTCAGCGTGACGGGCCCGCCCTGCGTGACGAGACGGGCGGCATCGGCAGGAATGAGATCGAACGTCTGGACGACGGGCTGCGTGCCCTCGCGCAGCGACCACGTCACCGGCGAGGATCCCAGGAGCGTTGCGCCGCCGAGGGTCGCCTGGACCGTCACAGGCCCCTCCCCGCCCCAACGTCGAGCGAAGAGGTCTTTCCGGTGCCGCCGGCGACGACCTTGACGAGTTGCGCGACCGTGACCTCCGTGATGTCCGTCACGTCGATCCTCTGCTCGTAATCGAGGCCGAGGCGGACGGGGCTCTCGACGGTCTCGCTGGAGAGCGGGATCATCATGGACTTGCCCTTGGGCGCCGCGCCGGCCGCCCCGCCGACAGGCGGATTCGGCGCCTCTGCCCCCCCGCCGCCCGCGTTCCCGCCGTCCCCGCCTCCGCCGCCCGCCGCCACGTTCGGCGCGACGAACTGCGCGAACCCCCCGCCGCCGATGCCCGTCACGCCGGGGGAGTTCGGGTTGAAGATCGGCTCGCCGGTCGCCTCGACCCATCCCGCGAACTGACCGCCGAAGAACTGGCCGAACAGCCCCATCCCCCCGCCCCCCGCGCCCACGTTCGCGTTCGGCGCCGACGTCACGGATCCGAGCACGCGCTTGCGAATCGTGATCGTCTGGAGCACGCGAGCGAAGCCCTGGTAGACGTAGGCGGAGAGCGGGTCTCCCGTCCACGCCGGATGGATCGCGTAGCCGTTGTCGTTGGACTTCGCGTTGGTCGTCTCGTACTCGAGGATGTTGCCCTTGACGACACCGAGAAGCGTGAGCGTCGCGGAGATCCGGTTCTCCGCGAAGTCGAAGTCGGGGGCGTCATGGACCAGGCAGATAGACGACATCGACAGGGCGTTGCGCACCTGGTTGACGATATGCGACCGGATCGAGGAGTATTTCGAGTCGAGCGCCGTCGTGACATCCTTGTCGATCCAGCAGTCCCATACGGCCGTGATCGTCGCCAGTCTGTCGGCACCCGGCGCGTCTCCCGGCGCGTCCTTTGACCGCGTGATCTTGAGCGAGTGCCGCACGATGGCGCTGTCGTCGTAGGTGCCGGAGACCTGCTGAAAGACGATCTCGTCGTAGACGCGGGTGAACGTGAGAGTCTTGTTTGTCGAGTTCTCCTCCGTGACGGGCTCCTCGGCCAGCTCGTAATTGGTGATCGACAGGCCGGACATGACCGATGCTGCGTAGGTCGCGATCTGCGCGGCGTACTGCGCCCGCGCGGTCCCGCTCGTCGGGATGGCGGTGTAGGTCCCGGAGATCGTGACGCGCCGCTTCCGCGACGGCGAGTACGCGACGCTGACCGTCGAGGACCGGCGCCCGGAGGTCGAGACGTTGTCCGCCGGCCGGCCGAACACGATCCGCACGCGGTAGACCCGGCTGCGGCCCGTGTCGCCGACTTGGCCTGACTTCAGGATGTACGGCTCCGCGTCGAGGCCCGTGTTGTCGGACTGCTTCAGCGAAAGAAGCGTGTTCGAGCCGAGCGTGACGATGAGGTCGCCGCGCGGGATTCGGAATGCCGCCTCGCAGGCCGCGCATTCGGTCGCGAAGGCGGCCTCCGTCGCCGCGGTCGTCACGAACTCGAACTCGATGGACGCCCGCTCGTAACTGTCCTCGCTGTAGGTGTAGCCGTTGATGAGGCGGTTATTCGCCGCCGAGACGGTGAACGACCCGTAGGTGATCGAGAGTTCCCGCGTCACCAGGCCCATGCGTCACCTCTACCATTGATGCGTCGAGTTCAGCATCCAGTCGTGCAAGTGGTCGCCAAGCCAGTTCCCGATCTTGCGCGCCACGCGAGCATTGCGCGCCTTGTTCATTGCCGCGCTAAATACCTCCTGTTGAATAATCACGTCGCGCTGCGCGTCGCCGATTCTGGCGAGATCCCACAGGCTCGGCGCGTCTTTCCCGAAAATCGCGTGTGCACTGGCGTACTTGAACTGCTCTCGCATGGACGTCAGCTTCGCCTTCTCCGTCAGCTTGCGCCTGATTTCCCCGAGTTCATTCGAGAGCTTGTTATACCCCTGCTGCATGTCGCGGATCGTAAAGCGCATCCATCCGCCGACAGATTGGCCGAAAATGCTTTCCAGGTAATTCTCGACGATCCCGGTTATCAGCGACGTGTAGGCCGGCCCGATCGTTTCGATGCCCTGCTCCGCCGCCGCCACCTTTGCGCCGAACATCGCCGCCTTGCCGAGCATCGCGGCTGCCGTGACGGGCGCGGCGATGCGTCCCTGCTCCCGCTCCCGCTTCGCCCGCGCTACCGGTGTTTCCCCGGCCCCCTCTCCCTCGCCCGGCTTTGCGCCCACGCCTTCAAGCTGGCGCTTCGCGCCGTCGAGGTCGAGGCGCACGCGGAACACCACTTCCTTCGCGACGATGCTCATGTGACCACCACCGATGTTTCAGTGACAGCCGCGCTGTACCGCTCTGCCGTCGATGGCGTCGAATGCGTCTCGTCGTATGCCGCGAAGAGGGCGTAGGAGTAGGTCCCGGCCGCAACCGTGTCTGTAACGGACGTCGCGAGATCCGAGGCCAGCGTGACGCCCGTCCCGTCCGTCGCGGAGGTCGGGGCCGTGGCGCCGGACGCCCGCCGCAGGATCATCTTGTACCGATCGTACCGATCCGGCGGGAGCGACCAGGACAGCGCGACTGACCCCGAGCCGCCCGTGGCCGTGAAGGAGCGCGCCGGGTGGTAGTACCGGGCCGCCGTGCAGAGCAACTCGAAGGCGTACTCCATGCCCGCGATGTACTTGATCGTCCCGCCGAGGTCGATCGGCTGGACCGCCGCGCCGCTCGACGCGGACCACCGAATAGAGATCCCGTCGACGTCGTCGAGCTCCGCGAGGGCCCCGAACACCTCCTCCTCCAGCTCCAGCAGGCCGCGCCCCTCGCTCTTGGTCGCGCCTCCCGTCCGGTTGGCGCCGAGGATGGCGTTCTCGCCCGTGCCGGCGTCACCGGGGATCGCTGTCACCAGCATGAGATTAATCGTCCGGCGGATGAGGGTGTGCTCCTCGCCGAACTCGGGATCCATCTGTGCGTCACCGGCCTTGATGATCGCCAGCGGCACGACGCAGGATGCGAGGACGGGGATCTCGCCATCAGCCGACACGACGACGGAATTCGGATGAAAAACATTGTTGCTGGATCCGGTCCAGTCACGGCTTTTCAGGAGATACCGGATCTGCTTCAGGCATTGCCAGCAATTCATGTCGCACCCGTATAAAGGCTGCCCGCGATTCGTCGCCGAGCTCCAGCCAGTCGCGCAACGTCAGGACGCCGCCCGCCGCGATGAACGCCTTGACCTCCACATCGAGCGCCTTCTGGGCGTCCGTGCCCAGCGGCCCGTCGACCTGCACGCGCGCTGCCAGCGTCAGGAATCGGTCGATCATGTGACGTTCAGGTCCTCGGGCCAGCCGTACTCGTAGACCCGGCCGGCAGACGACGGCAGACAATGGAAGACGAGCGGAAGCGTGGCCTCCGAGTCGTCCCTGAACGCGATCTCCGCCGCCTCGTCCCATGCTGGGATGGCGTTGTAAATCAAAAGCGCGGGAGCGAAGTTGAGCGCCTCCGGCGACAAAAACAGCTTGAATGCCTTCCCCGTCATCAGGTATCCCGGCCGGTTCTGCCCGGAGTAGTCGGGCTCGTATTGGATATAGTATTTCCCCGAGCCGCTTCCCACGCTGGTATTCGGGAAGGTCCTTGAAATCACGTCGGCATCCCATCCGCGAAGGACGCAGGAGAGCGTCGGCGCCTCGCCGCAGTAGACGCGGTCGACGACCTGGCCGCCGAACTCCTCGGCGGTGATCGTCTTGTATTGCGCGTTGGGACGCAGCGTGATCCGCGCCGCGATGCCGAGCGCCGTCCCTCCGTGTGGGAACGCCGTCGTCATGCTGGTCGGGTCAGCGACCAGCCGGCACGGGACGCGCAAGATGCTGCGTACATCAGCCGTTGCCACTGGCCGCCCTCCTGCCTTCGAAGGCGTCGCGCAGGAACACCATGATCTTGCTCTCCGTCTCGCCGGTCAGGCCGAGGAACGGGCGGGGATGGACCTTTGTGACCAATGCCTTGCGCGCGAAAAGGAAGCCGAGGTTCTTCCGGTACGGCTTCCCTCGCTTGCTTCTCAGGAACCGCGCGAGGCCGCGGCGGACCTCGCCGGTGATCGGCTGGATCGACTCACCGCCCGCGTGCGCCCGCTGCGCGTAGGGGATCGTCGTGCCCTGGGTGATCGTCGTTCCGGTGATCGTCGACGAGATGGACTTGCGCAGGATGCCGGTGTCGATGTTGGCCGGCCGGTCCTCGAAGCGCCGCTTTTTTGGCGAGACGCCCCGCGCCAGGTCCGCCACGACCCCCGCCACGTTGACCTTCGGCGGCTGCTGGTAGGGGTATCGCGCGGACCACGGAATCTCGCCGAACCGCTGCTGGCTGAAGGCGTTCTTGGCCTGCACGTCGAGGAATCGCTTGATGACATTGAGGATCGGGCGCGGGTTGTTCAGCCGCGCCGCCATGCGGCGGACGATGCGCGAGGCGATAGCGTGGTCGGTTGCCATGTGGTCTTAGTCATTGACCGGATCCGTCGGATCCTCACGATCGGAGCCCGGCCGGTAACTGGCGAACTCCGAGCGGTCGAAGAACGGCCGCGTCGTCAGGTTGTTTTCCGGGTTCTCGTCGCTCGGCGTCAGCTCGCTCGACGTCGTCGGCATGATCCTGTCGTTCGCCGTGACGAGGCGCAGCCGGTTGAGGTTCTCGAGCCAGGCGTCCCACCCCTCCTTCCCGCCCACCTGCCCGGATCGCAGGAGGAGCAGGGCGACCACGCCGGCAACCGCCGTCGCGACGTGCGTTGCCGTGGTGTCCGTGTAGGTGAGGCCGATCTTCGCGAACTCGGCCTCGATGTCGGTGCAGGCGTAGGCCAAGCGCGTGGAGTCGTAGGTGGTCTCGCCGGAGGCCTGCGGGTTAGTGATGCTGGCCAAGTACTGCGTTGAGTACCGGCCGAGGACTTCATCGGCGAGCGCCATGTGTCACCTCGCCCAGACACCCACGCTGCGCTCCGCCGCCTCCGCCGAGCCCGACACCAGCCTGATAAAGCGCCAGCCGCAGAGGCAGTGGAAGTCGTCCGCCTTGAAGGAAACGTTCCGGCTGGCGGCGACGGAGACCGACACGGCAGACCCGGCGTCGTCGTAGAGAGCCTGATAGGTGACGCCATCGTGCGAGACCTGGAACGTGATAGCCGTGCCGGTGAACGCCGACGGCATGACCAGTCCGCGGATGCTGGCCGTGGCGCCGAGGTCGATGGCGGATGACACCGTTCCGCCGCTCGCGATGGTGGCAGTCAGGTACATGCGTCCTCCTACGTGGGATCAGCCCACGTCGCGTTGGAACTCGATGCGTGCGGCAGGTATCTGCCGAACGCGCGATAGACCCAGTGCTGGATGATCCCCTCGGACGTGGGGACGTAGTCGTACCAGGTAAACTTGTCGTCGCGCAGGAACGGCGTGGCGCTGCCGACGACCGCGTAGAAGCCGCCGTCCCATGCCGTCGCGGGGGCGAAAACGATGTCGTCGAGGTAGAGCGATCCCGTGGTGCGGCTCGTCAGGGCCAGCTTCAGCGTCGGATTCTCCTGGTTCCAGACCTTGAACCAATTCTCGTCGCCCGGCCCGAGCTTGAGGAGCGTCCACCCGGATTGCGCGGCGAGCGTGACAGCGACCGACTGGCTGCCCAGCGTCATGGTCAGGGTGCCGTCGCAGGAGGAGGCCCGCTTGAAGGCGACGTGGAGATACATCGGCACGCGCGGGTTGATGCGCGCGCGAATGTTGTTGAGGTTCTGCTCGATGTAGCAGTTGTCCGACAGGCTGATGGCCTTCGGCGTCGCCACGCCCTCGTAATCCCGGTAGTAGTCGCTGGTGATGGGCGTCACCTTGGTGTAGTCCGACATCGTCCATCCGGTGAGTTGGGTCGACGCCGTGAAGACGCTGTCGTCGGTCCCGCCGTGCTCCTCGAACGACGGATTCTGGATGTAGGCCTTTGAATCCGCCGCCGACAGCGCCTTGATGACGCCCTCGGTCGGGATGCCAACGATGCGAAGGAAGTCGCGGTCAGGCGCCGGCCCGTAGAACCGGAACAGCTCCTCGTGTTCTCGCGCGCCGGAGTGCTCGTCCGAGATGCATTCGGCGGTCTTCAGCATGCCGGATCCGCTCGACGTGGCCGACTGGTTCTCGATGTCGAGGTCTTCCTCGTCCTTCGTGAAGCGATTGATCGTCCCGGTGCCGACGTTCGATCCGCCGGCCGCCGGCGTCCCGAAGACGAAGTCCCGGCTGACGACGCTGTACGAATTGTCGATCATGTACTCCCAGATCCGCGTGAGCATGGACTGAATGGCCGTCTCCGGGTAGCCCGCCATCTTGACATACTCGCGGAGGTGCGGCTCCAGAACGGACGGCGCTGCGGAGAGCGCCGCGTTCAGCCGCGCCCTGAAGTCGTACATGGCGGAAAGCTTCTCGCCGGCGAACTCCCCCTCAAGCGCCTGCACGAGCGCGTCCTCCATGTTGAGGTAGTTGTCGTCGACGTCGATGACGCCACCGGTCGCCGTGTGCGTGCCGGCGAACTTCCGAAGCTCGTTGAGGACCTTGGTGGCCTTGCCCCACTGGTCTTGGATCTCGGACAGCGACGGCGAGGACATGGGACCTCCCTCAGATCACCTTGGCCTGCATGTCATCGTACAGGCTCACGATCGACAGGTTCTGCCGGTCGCCGACGACCTCGGCGGGATTGAAGCGCGAGACGTGCATGCAGTAGATGTACTTCGCCAGCGGCTCGTCGAAGCCGGCCTTGCGGACGTAGGGTCGCGCCTCGGGATTGGACGGCTTGCACGACAGGATCCGGCATCGTCCGATGACGATGACGGGCTTGCCGTCGGGGCCCAGAACAGGATTGCCGTCCGGGCCGATCTTGGTCTCCGTCCGGCGCTGCCAGCGCACGACCTTGTTGACGACCTTGGCCTTGAGCCGCTCGATCTGCGAGCGGGTGAGCAACTCGATCTTTCCGGCGGCCGGGGGGCCCTGCTCGAGGATGTCGTCGTTGCCGCGCTTGGCTTGGTGCAGCGTGGCGGTCTCGCGCTGGAACGTGATGCCCGCGACGATGGTTGACCAGTACGGGAAGCCCTTGATGGTCCCGACGATGTAGGCCTCCTCCTTCTCGGGCGTGTCGAGCGTGACGACGGGCTCCGGCGCGACGGGCTGCGTCTCCTTGGTGGCGGGCGTTGCCATACTACACCTCCGGCGCTATCCTCCCCGGCTTCCCGACCGGCGTACCGCTTGGTCCGCCTACGGCCTGGCTTGCCGTCCTGCGGTCGACTAGTTGTTGACCTTGATTGTCGCGTAGGGCATGTTCAGCCCGTAGCCGCGCCGCTCCCAGAACCGGATGGACTCGATGCCCGTCCGACGGACCTTGTCGGAGTTCTCGAACGTCTCGACCACGTCCTGAATGCCCTCGCGCTTCAGCGAGAACATAGGCTTTACGGGCGCGGCGTTCAGGAACACGTACCAGTCGCCGGTGGCGAGGCGCTGCGTGTAGATCACGCGGGGCCGGCGGTTGGTGTCCTGGAAGACGTTCGAGACCGCGACGTTGCCGGCCGTGACGGTCGAGTAGGTCGTCAGCTTCTGGCCGAAGGCCTCCTCGAAGACGTTCATGTCCTCGTTGGAGGCGAAGATCGTGACGCCCTGGTCGATGATCGACTGGTCGAGCAGCGGCTCGCCCTCGGTGTCCGTGAAGTCGAGGAACCGCTCGAGCGCCGAGAAGAGGTCGGTGCGGACGGCCGCGGGGCCGGCCACGCCGCTTCCGCTGATGACGTTCCCGCCGGCGTTCCCGAAGCGCGTGGACGAGTAGTAGAGCGCGTTCCCGTCCGGGCAGTTCGGGATCGCGTCGAGCCGCTTCGAGCTGACCGTGTTGGTCAGGATGTCGAAGAAGTTCTGCTCGTCCAGAAGGCTGGCGTTCTTGCCGAGGTCGCGGGCGCGGGCCAGGAGGCTCTGCGTCTGGTCGTCGCTGCGATCGGCGTAGTGCCAGGGGATCGACTCGGCCCACTCGTAGTTCGTCACCGTCCACTGGATGCCCTTGAAGTGCGACTCGTGCATGACGTCGCCGCGACCCCAGAGGCGCATGTACGGGGCGGACTCGTAGTAGAAGAACTTCTCCTGGTACTTGTCGCTCGGCACGTCCCTCTCCATCCCCACGGAGATGGTTTCGAGACCGCTGTACTGCTTGTCGTAGGTCTTCAGGAACTCGGTGCGAAGACCGGCGGCAAACGCCTGACCGGCAATCACGGTGGCCATGTGTTCTCTCCTGACTGGTTCACGTCATGCCGCGACAACTAGTCGAGCATGTAGGTCTTGTACTCCATCATCGAGAACAGCTTCACATCGCAGTAGGTCGAGGAGTACCAGCGCGTCACGATGCCCACGGCCTTGGTGTACGTCGCCGCGGACAGGGTGAGCGTGTTCTCATCGGTCGCGTAGACCAGATCGCCGATGTCGTACCGGCCGCTCGCTCCCGTGACGCTCACGTAGGTCACGGTGGGGCCGCTCACGTCCACGGGGCACCAGACGGAGGAGCTGTCCCCGGTGACGTAGTTGTCGGACGGAATCGCGATGCCGGCGAAGATGTCGTCGGTCCCGGACGAGTTGTCCATGTTCTTCAGGTAGCCCTCGGTGCTTGGCGTGCCGCCCGCCTTGTCGATCACGACCAGCGCACCGTGGTAGATCACCTCGCTCGACAGGACGAGGAATCGGCAGACGTCGGCGCCGGTCCCGCGCGGCTTGTACGTCCAGGTGTTTGCGGCGGAGAGGCTCATCGGTCGGTCCTTAAAAAAAGGGGATTATCTTGACTGCTACGCCTTGGGGATCGCGAACCCCTCGCGCCGCAGGTTGCACCGGATGTAGTCCTCGAGCGTTGTGTCGGTCCGCACGGCGGAGATGTACGCCCTGCCGAGCGGCGCCAGCTCCCGCGCGCGCGCGAGCGCCTTCGGGTCGAGCGCTCCCAGCTTCCCGATGGCCTCCTCGTCGGCGCCCGGCTTCGCGGAGGCGACCGTCTCCTCGGGCGATGCCGGCGCGGCCTTGGGGAGCGCGGCCTTGATCGACGCGACGTAGGCGGCGAGCACGGCGTCTCCCGTCTCGGCCATCGTCTTGAGCGTCGAGCGGATCTGGTCGGTGATCGTGAAGCCGGCCAGGTCCTTCTCCGCGGCCGTCACCTTCTCGGCGACCGCGTCGGCCTTGCCCTTGGCCTCCATCTTGGCTTTGAGGGCGTCGACCTGCGCCTGGAGCTCGGCGATCTGCACGTCCTTCGCCGCGATGGCCGCGGCGGCCTTGGCGGCGGCGTCCTCGACGGCCTGCACCTGCTCGGCGGTCTTCGCGGAGGCCTGCGCGAGCGCCTCCTCCTGCTCATGGGGCTTGGAGACCATCTTCGCCTTCGACTCCGTCTCGTCCTTGTCCTTCTCGGCCATGTCAGCCTCCTCTTTTCCCTTGGGACCACCGGTCATCAGTTTTTCGCACTCGGCGACGAGCGAGGACATCATGCCCATGACGAGGCCCATGATCTTGGACGCGAGGTTGCGTCCGCCCTCGTTGTCGGGCTGCGGCTGCGCCGGCGCCGCCGGCTGTCCCTGGGCCTGCGCCTGACCGGGCATCGGCGGCATCTGGTTCACGGCCATGACGAGTTCTCCTGAATCGTGGGTGAGGATGCGGAAGGCCGTATCGGACACGGCGCACGCGATGGCCGGCCGACACTCGGCCCGCATCTTCAGGATGTTGCTCTCGACCCGCCCGCCGATAGTCAGCATGGGGAGGCGCCAGTAGGGCGTCTCGGTGGGCATGAGGGCGATCGACGTGATCTCGCGGTTCTCCCAGCGCCCGCCCTCGATGGAGCGGTAGCGGAGGCGGCCGGCCTTCATCTCGTCGAACACCGCGCGGGGGACGCGAAGGAAGTCGGCGTAGAGCGCAGACCGCTCCTTCCCGTCGTAGACGACCCGCCCAACGCGCGACAGCCGGAGCATGCCGGCCTCGGCGACCTCGCCGTCGCCGTGGTGATGGACATGCACGGCGCCGTAGTGGCCCTCGCTCTCGCGCTGACGGGCCTTGGCGATTGCGGCCTCCATCCACTCGGCGTCGATGGGCTCGCGGTTGACCGGCGCGGGGAACGTGTTGGCGGGAAGCTCCGCGAGGATCGGCACGTCGAGGACGTTAAACGTCCCGTCCATGTTGTCTACGTACTGGTATCGGCCGCCGGGCAGATCCTCGGGGCGGATGGGGTGGGTCGGATCGATGCCGGGTGCGGGTGCTGCTGGGGCCGTGCTCATGACAACAGCATGAGGCACGGAGAGACTCGATACAATACGTTATAGTACACTCATATCACTTTGCGGCGGGCGTCTTCGCCGGCCGCACCGCGCGCCGCAGGATGTCGCGCGCCATCGCCGCGATGCTGCGGTCGTGATCGTGGGCAAGCGCGCGAAGCCGCTGGTGCTCGTCGGGCGTCAGCGGCACAAGCAGCGGCTCCCACTTCGTCTTGTCGTATCCCATTACTGGTATATCCTCCTGTCGGGCCGTGTGCCGCCGAAGTGCCGGTCAGGATAGGCCGCCGCGAACGATGGCGGGTAGTGGGTCTTGACCTTGCCGTCGAGCGTCAGGAGGTTTTTCGCCTCCAGGTCGTAGACGTCGACGTCGTTTGCGGCGCACCGGCAGTTGTAGCCGAGCGGCGGGTAGAAGTTGTTCCACACCGGATCGGTCTTCGCCGCGATCAGCCCGTCGGCCGCCTGGTGATTGGCGCGCGTGTTCGAATCGCCGACAGCCTGGAACTCCCACGCCGGGAAGACCTCCAGGACCTCCGGCTGGAGCCCCTCGCGGATCTCGCCGGCGGAGTAGGCGGACATGACGTTAGTCCTGTATACGGTCTCGGCGTAGTTCTGCGTCCAGTCGCCGGTGATCTCCTGTAGTTCCTCGACGGCCTGCGCCAGCGTCCGGCCCTCGGCCATTTGCCGCGCGAGGACGTCCTGCACCTTGGCCGTGACGACCTTGTTCGCGCTTTGCGCCACCGCGAAGGCGTGCTTGTCGAGGTAGACGCGCGCGACGGCCTCCGCGTTGTGCGCCAGCTCCGGGGCGCGCGTCTGGAAGTCGCGGATCGCCTCGTCGAACGGGACGGACGGGACCACGGGCGTAACGAAGTCCTTGGCGAGCACGGCCGGCATCTCGGATGCCGACACGCGATCCCGCCGGTACTTCAGCCACAGCCGCACGCGGTATCGGGCCTTCAGGTCCGCCAGCGTCATGGTCTGGCCGGCGAGTTGGCGCAGGTTGTCGAGCGCTCGGTTGTGCGAGTTGTCGCCGCGGGCGATCGCGACGGCCAGATCCCGCATGGCCGCGCGGAACGCCGACGCGGACCTCGCCAGGAGGGCGTCGATCTCGTCACGGACGGTTTTCGGCTGCTTGGGCATGGTCTGTGACTCCGAAGAGGTCAAGGCCCGCGAACGTCTCGGCGCCGTGCTCGGCGATGTACCGCCGGCACGCATCAGCATGCCACGGCTCGCGGTTCAAATGCAACTGCGAAAGCCACTGCGAGTACATCGACCACCAATGCAGCGGAGCGGTCGACGTGCGGACGCCCGTCTCGTTGACCGCCTGCGAGTACATGTCGTCGATGCGCGAGATCGCACGCTCCGGGTAGGTGACGCGCTCGCGCATCTTGTACCAGGCGTGCTTGGCGACGAGCCGCCTCCAGTCCGCGAACTGCAAGTGCATCACTCCCCCCGCCCCGTGCTCGCCCTCA